TGTGTCAAACTCCTCCATAGTCGTTCTAGTTCTAAAAAGACCAGCCTGTGCTTCATGAACGTCTTTCATCAATTCTACAGTTGGATTTTCTGTTCCAACTTGCGCGACATTCTGAGCCTGGGCGAAATCTTTAGCATAACGGCCTAAAAAAGAGTCTAACTCATCACCATCGGTCTTCTTCCCTTTCATAGCAGCAACAACACGCGCAATGAATACATCCCAACCAATTGGTTGCTCTATATACCCTCTCACGCGTTGAGTATGTGGACAAAATCTTTGAAATTCATAAATATACGGATTAACTTCCCACGGTGTACCATCTAAAGTCTTAGGAGAATCCTCGCGAATTTTTTCCAAATTTAATTTTGTGCGATTATTCCCAACACCACCATGATAAGCAGGCATTAAATATTCATCCTTAACCCTAATTCTATACGAAAAATCCTGTAAACGATTCCAAACAGCTTCTGGATAAGTAATTGACTCTATACTAGCATTCGCATGATTAGTGGAAGCTATAACTACACGAGACGTAAAAAAAGTCGAAGCTTTAGCAGAAAGATTAGCCATATGCAGTGGATAAGGGAAAGGGCCAACACCCCTAATAAACTCAAAGAGCTCTAAATTAGGGGCACCAACAGAATCTTTCATTTGTAAAAAATCATCATAAATGGTCACTAATTGTCCGTTGTATCCATCCCAATAAACATTCTCAACACAGCGCTGATACATCTGAGACTTAATGTCAGTATAACCAGCTTCTAACGCTAAACGGGTAGCAATTAAGTATTGCAATCGAGACTTGCCAATTTGTGAATCACCCACTAACCATAAAGCAAGGGGCACTGTACGCACACTCTTGACTTCAGGATATTGAGTTTCAACCTCGTTTTGAATCTTTGCAGCCTCCCTCATACGTTGTACAATGAACATTCTTAACTCTGGGGTTAAAGCCTTTGCATATTTATCCATTAAGAAAACTCCTTTATCATACAAATGAGCCAACATAAATTTACCATCTCTTGTTTGTGCAGCTACATCAAAAGCAGGTTTGTGATTAAATGTTTCAACATCAGTCATCCATTCTTTAATCTTCGGTATACACTCCTCAAACTCTTCAGGATCATGGCCAAAGAAATTCACCTTAACATATTGAATAATTTTTTTAAAAACGCCCTCCACCCAGGTTACTACATCCATGAAACCGGAACAAGTCCTTGGAAACAGTCCTATTCTCATCATCCATTGAGCAGGAGAATTATTTCTATCAGGAATTTTAGTTAAGCAGTATGAACTAATCATAGCACCTAACAATCCAAGCGCTTTCGGACTCCAATCCTCCACAGATTTGGCAATCTCATCAAAACCAAGCTGTGCATTATTTACATTTTGAGATTTGCGAATACCAGTAAAAAAGGCAAAATCACGAAAAGATCGCAAAACTCCAGTAATACTTTCCACCCCCATGAATAATAGTTCAAGTGGCATAGTCAAAACTTGTATAGAAATACATCCTAAATGATATAAAACAAATAACCCAACTAAGGTCAAAAAACATTGAAAAACAGCTTTCACACTCACTGGCAAAAAACCACATTGGCTCTCCATAATCTGTGTAACTGCTAACTTCATAGCTTCTCCAACTCCTTGTGAAGTGGGCAAATTATTTAAAACCTCGTTAACGTTAGTTGCGATGTTATCCATGTTAGTAACAATGCTTGGAGCACTAAAGAATGAACCAAAACCTATTTGGGCTTGATTGAAAGACGCTGTGCGGAGTGCTAAAATCCTTTCAATTAAACCTATAACTGTAGAAGCTAATCCCATCAAAGACGCATAAAACTCGTGCTTAACTAAAATTTCACTTCGTTTTGTCATACAATCACACTTACAACGCCCACATTTCGAACACTCTTGTGGAATATCAATAAACACATTCTCGCCCCCGAGTTGTGCCTGATTCAATTCATCATGTAAAATTCGTTTTTGTTTACGTGCAATTTGATAAGCCTTCTTCACCAATCGAATTTCTTTCCTCAATCTCTTCTTTTCCTCACGTGATGGTTCAGGTGCGCTGTAGCGATTATTTCGCGCACTTGAAGCAACAGGGCCTGGATTAGATTCAATGCCAGTTCGTAACAACCATGCAGAAACAAAATCAAAATCATGTGAAACTAACTGCAAAGTCTGTTTAACAAAAGCAACTAATTCAAAAAAAGAAAACAAATAAAAATTGTTAATCCGCATTACTGCACTAGTCTGGATCATTAAAGTGTGTACACTCATATGTGGAAAAGCTTGACATTCATTTGTAAAACTGGAAAAATGCGAAACAGGAATTACTAAATAATTAGAAAAAACTTTTTTATCTATAAAATGTCCTGTGTAATTAACATATAAAAAATCTTGAGTAAATAACTCACACATCTTATATATATGATTCCTTAACTTAGGCGGAACATCATTAATTAAGTCACACAATGTATTTAACTCTTCAACTCCGCAGCGATACGCATATTCATACGCAGCATCATCATTGTCAACTCCGTGTATGCGATTAAATGCCACACGCAAATCATTAAACATTCTTGCTCCTAATTCCTGGCGCTTAATTCGTTCCGAAAGAATAATCTTGTCCATGCAAAGGTCGTCAACTTGTTTAAAGTATTGGGTGATGGTTTCCGAAGCCATCTTGAGAGTTTGTTGAGTTGTATCCATATTTGAAATGAAAAAGGGTCCCATTTTATCGTGTTGAGTTCACTATATATATTTCCAGCATATATCAGACCATATCTTAACCAAGATAACCGGTATTCAGAGTTATAATGTTTCCCACGGGATCCTGTGTAGGTAAAATTCTTTGAATCTATTGGGGCGTAACCTCACGATTCGATAGCCGCAAACATCATTAAATTAGGTATACACATTCGTCCAGGTACTAAATAATAATTCCTTTAACTGTGTTAGTAATATAAATGTTAGTAATAAATTCAATTTGGTTCGTGTTTTATTCACTATTAAACAATCGATACATTACAAATCTTAACGCTCTACACGATTAAACAGCATTGCTGGTGTTTTAACCGCGGAGGATACAAATACAAAGTGAAGTCGAGGTGAGTTCCAATGCACTTGTTCATAAAATTCGTAAAGGGTAGTCTAAAGAT